TTCTGCTGGCACAATGAAGGGCAAATTAAATATAGTCAGAGGTGCAACAGAAATTTTAGGAAATGTAGAAGTTTTTAGAACAGGTGATGGAAGTAAATTCCAAAATTTAACTGTTTCTTATACATTCTTAGACAGCCCAAATACAACTTCATCTACTACATATAAACAACAATACGCCTCAAATGAGGCAAGCACCGAAGTTTATTTTAATATAGGCTCAACTACCTCAACAATTACATTGTTAGAAATAGGTGCATAATGAATCATTTTGAAAGAACGCAAACAATTTTGTTTATTAGACCAAATTCTGAATTTACTTTAAGAGAAGAAAATTTAGAATGGCTTGATGAAAACCAAACAGAGCCAACAGAAGCAGAAATTGAAGCAGGTTGGGTTGCTTACCAAGCAGCAAAGATATCTGAAGGTGAAGCGAAGGCAACGGCTAAGGCTGAGTTACTTGAGCGTTTAGGCATTACTGCCGATGAGGCTAAATTACTCTTAGCATAATCTTGAGGAATTGTGTCTAAATGAAACCATGGTTATCAAAAGCGGCTGCTCAATTACGGAATCAGGTAGATGATTCTTACAGAGATCGCCAGCGCAAAAGTGATGGGTGGATTGCTGACGATCATCACAAACGCAGAGGTAAAAGCGATCACATACCCGACGCGTCAGCCAACTTTGTTGTTAGAGCAATTGACATTGACGCTCGCCTTTCTGACGACAAACGAGCTTCAGCATATTTGGCAGATCAGATTAGACTCTACGCTAAACGTCATGGACGTATTCATTATGTAATTCATTTAGGCATGATTGCTTCGCCAATTCTAAATTACAAATGGCGTCGCTATCGCGGCTACAATTTGCATAACCACCATATTCACCTTTCTTTCCGCAAGAACCAAGATAACAATTCTGAATTTTTTGATATACCACTACTAGGGGGCAAACATGAATAGCAAGTTATTGGCTGCAATTAACTCATACGGACGAAGTGCGTTTGTATGTTTAGCAACTGTATATGTAACAAATCCTTCAGGTTCTTTTGATGATATTTGGAAAGCATTTTTAGTAGCTTTTCTTGCCCCTATCCTTAGAGCTTTAAATCCTGACGACTCAGCATTTGGCATAGGCAGTAAAGAGTAATGTCAGCCCTTGAGTGGGCTGGCTTTGCTGCTGGAATTACCACCACATTAATTGGAGTGCTGGCTGGCTTACGCTGGCTAGTAAAAGGTTGGCTTAATGAGCTTCGCCCGAACGGCGGGAGTTCAATGAAAGACCAGTTGACCTCATTACAACAAGAAACAACACGCCTTTCAGATCGCATTGATGAGCTGTTTATTGTCATTAGCAGGAAGTAAAATAAACCTATGGCGACAAAGCGTAAACCTAAAAAGATAGTAGCTAAAAGACGCAGGACAACTAAAGAGCCTGTTCTTACTAAGCTAGATTATTGGGCAATTGCAGCCAACGAAGTTTATATGGCATGCCGAAAAGCAAACATGGACGAAGGCACAGCTCTAGCGTTTGCAATGGATAGGTCTAGTTATCCTGATTGGATTGTTGACACAACAGACCCAATTAAAAACCCATTAGACGACTTTGACGAGGACGAATAAATTAAACGAATCGTCCTGATTTCCGACTTACAAATTCCTTATCATGACCCAATTGCAACTAGAAACCTTGTACGATTTATTGCTAAATGGAAGCCTCACCAAGTTGCAACGGTCGGAGATGAAATTGACCTCCCCCAACTTAGTAAATGGGAACGCGGTTTGGCGGGTGAGTTTGCTGGAACACTTGACCGAGATCGCCAAGTTACTAAGCAAGTCCTCTACGACTTACAGGTAACAGATATGGTCAGGTCAAACCATACTGACCGATTATGGAATTCAATCAAAACTAGGCTGCCAGCCTTCGCCTCATTACCTGAATTGAAGTTTGAAAATTGGCTTGGCTTGCCTGAGCTAGGCATTAAATTTTGGCGCGAACCAATGCCCATTGCACCTAATTGGATTATCCTTCATGGTGACGAAGGGCAGGTATCCCAAAAGGGTGGTCAAACAGCCCTAGGATTGGCTATAAGGCATGGTAAGAGCGTGGTTTGTGGGCATACTCATCGCGGGGGTTTAGCCTCTGTTACAGCCTCGTCAGGGGGCAAAATAGGGCATACCTTGTTTGGTCTTGAAGTCGGAAATTTAATGTCGTTTTCCTCTGCAAAATACCTAAAAGGCGGCAGCGGCAATTGGCAGCAAGGGTTCGGAATTTTGTATGTAAAAAACAAAAAGGTTGCGCCTGTATTTGTGCCTATTGAAAAAGATGGCAGCTTCATAGTTGAGGGTAAAACCTATGGGTAGGCAGACCGATTACGAGCCTAGAGATATTGATGAGCAGATTGACGCGTTTGATGAACTGGGGCTATTGTAACAAAAGCGTTATAGAACACGCCCAAGGCTAGGGTTGTAAATGTCAGTTGTAAGCCTCATGCTTTTCCTATCCAAGTTAACGGAACTTGGTCTAACGGAAAGGCTTTTAATGAAAACCAAACATGCTAAAAACTTAGCTAATGTACAATTAAATCCATTGGACTTTGAAAGATTAACTGAAAGTCAAATGGAGTTCAAAGGTCAAAACTGGGAAGTACAGGAATTTCGCTTTGACCAAGAAATGAACTTTAATCATGAGTATATTTTTTGGACTGAGAGTTACGCAGCTCTTGTTCTTGCTACTCACTTTCTTGACCAAGTAGGTCACACCTATTCAATTGCTTATGACAGCGCAGTTGAGATGTATTGCTTTACGACCGACTATGCAAGTTCTTGGACAAACTAATGACAATCAACGGACTAACGGTTTTGTGGTTTATGATTGCAACTGGATTGCTTTCTTGGGCTGTCAGCTTGTGGCATAAGGAAATCTACAATCAGGGTTACTGGCGGGGCAGGGCGATAGGTTGGGAATCACACCGACGATTAGTTAACATACAAAAACAGTCAGATGAGGTATTTGACTATGAAAAGAACTGAGGAACTGCTCAATGAAATCCACACAACGCTTGCCGATAGAGGCAGCATTTACGGAAGTCCAGAGCAAAATCACCGACGAATTAGCGAACTCTGGTCAGGCTATTTGGACACTTACATTTCGCCTGAACAGGTCGCAATGTGCATGCTGCTCGTCAAAGTCGCACGTCTTAGTCAAACAAGTGACCATGACGACTCACTCCGAGATTTGTTTGGATACGGCATTATCTACGGAAAGATTGTTAGAGAAATGAGGGGTGAGGACGATGGCATTTAACATAAACGACTATGAAACGGTAGAGGTGCGTCTTGCTAAATTTATTGCTGAATATCCTGACTTTCGTATTTATACTGAGTTGCTTGAGTCTAGTGCTACGCGTTTTATTGTCCGCGCTGCAATATATCGTACGGAGCTTGACGCCCACCCTTGGGCAACTGGTCTTGCTTATGAGATGGTTACGGATAGAGGCGTCAATTCAACTTCTGCATTGGAGAACGCGGAAACTTCTGCTCTTGGGCGCAGCCTCGCCAATGCTGGATACGCCGCTAAAGGTAAGCGACCAAGCCAAACTGAAATGGCTAAAGTCGTTGCAGCGGAAGCTCCTACCCAAAGCTTTAAAGAGAAACTAGAGCAACGTCAAAACATGTATGGCGCAGCGGGTAGTAAATCAGGTCAAATAGAAACTATTTTGCGAGATAGTTTTGCAGCTGATAAAACGCCTGAACCTGTTGTGTGGTCAGTTGGCGAGGTTGTTGATGCAATAGGTAGTTCAACACCTAACCCACCGCCTGAGTGCGAACATGGGCATACTCTTAAGCAGGGTATCAGCAAGGGTGGAAAAACTTACTATGGCTACGTTTGCAAAGGTAACGTTAAAGAACACGCCGTTTGGGCAAAACTCTCAGCAAATGGCAGATGGTTCTTTGAAGGGACTGAGTAATGGGCGATATGGAAATGATTGACTCAACTGGAGTTAGGGCTACATTTACAGATGATGGAGTTGTACTAGATGTAGTTCCATTGTCAGAGTGTTGTGAAATGTGTAATGACCCAAGGCTAATAACCATAGACGGTATTAAAAAATGCGTTGCCTGTGGTTGCATTAACCACAT